GGTTTAACCAAGTATCCGGTAAACAAGGGTTCCAGCTCTGGACCGTTCCTAAGACCGGAACGTATCGTATCACTGCGAAGGGGGCACAAGGTGGGAGAACTGATGGGCTCGGGACCTATAACAACTCTCCCGGGAACGGCGCGCACATCAGTGCAGACATTGCCTTGATGGGAGGAACGAAAATAGTCATTATCGTGGGACAAGCCGGTGAGTATCCAATAGGTAATTCCAAATCGATCAGCAGCGCTGGTGGTGGAGGTGCGACATGGATTCTGAAGGAAAACTTCACCACTGCGAACGATCAGGTGTATATGGTTGCTGGTGGCGGTGCTGGAGCGGAGAGATCAAATACTAACCATACCGTTGGAAGTGCTGATGGGTCGTCACAGGGTATTTTAGGGGCTGGTGGTGCCGGTAATGGTTGGAACTATGGTGACGGTGGTGGGGCGGGATGGACAGGTAACGGGACTGGTACTAATAATAGTGAGGGTCTATCACCAACCAATGGGGCTGCAGGTGGGAATTATGGGTATACCTCTACTTATGCATCTGTTGGTGGTTTCGGTGGTGGTGGTGGAGGTGGTTTACATGTTCCTGGTGGTGGTGGAGGAGCTTCTGGTGGGCGTACTGCCATTGGAGCAATGCCATACAACTCCACTGGTAGTGATAATTCACAAGGTGGTACATCCTATATCATCACAACCGCAACAAACCGTACGTTCTCGGGTAATCACTCATCCTATGAAGGTTCGGTGTATATACAAGCCCCCGGACAGTTCTGATACCTATAAAAATATTATGATAAAGTATATGTTTGCCCAAGTTTTGGAAATTCTAGCCCCCGGTATGTCGTACAAGCCTGACGATACATGGGAAAGTGTTGTTTTCGATGATGATAATGGCCCAAAACCTGACGATGAGACGTACGAATATACACTCTACAGACTCACGAACGTCGAGGCGATCAAAAAGTTTAGGGAGGAGAGGAACGCTCTCCTCGATAAGAGTGATAAGTACATGACTCTAGATTACCCACACAGGCTCGAGTTGGATATCCAGAACTGGAAGGACTATCGCCAGGCTCTAAGGGATCTCCCTAGAACAGCCCGACCCACTCTAGATGAAGATGGAAACCTGACAGGTGTCGAGTGGCCCACCATCCCCACACCCGAACCGTGAAAATTCACGACCTTTTCCTCCAAAGTGTCTCCCACTTTGTAAGAAACGTCACGCCGAGTGGCGAAGCCACTCGTATCAAACAAAGTCCTCCGGACTTTTTCGTTTAAAAAAACCTCCCCAAATAGTAGATATGTCCGCGAACGGTCAACTTGTCTTCACGGATGTGGATAAAGTCACATTCAAGGGGGTGGGCAACACATCGAATGCCGTGATTGATACGCTCACAGGAAAGATCGGGGTTGGGATTGATAGTCCAGACGCGAACCTACACGTTGTCGGAAACTGTTACGTCAGCACGAACTTCGAACTCGGTGGAACCATGACCATGGGTACGATCGAACTGGTGGTCGACGATCCTCGTCTCGAACTCTCGGCGATCACCGCTACGGGGAACCTCACACCACACACGATCCAGTTTACGAATGCGACAACGGGTATAGTCGCCACAGGGAATGTCCATGCATCAAAATTTATCGGTGACGGTTCAGAGCTTACGGGTATTTCGACATCACCAACGCTTCAATCGGTCACGGATACCGGGAATGTATCTTCAAACACGATTCAGTTTACGAATACGACAACGGGTCTAGTCGCTACAGGGAATGTCCACGCATTAAAATTTATCGGTGACGGATCCGAATTAACTGGTATAACCACAAGTGGTGGAACAGGTGCTATAACCGTTCCAAGTGGTACGACAGCACAGAGACCAGCGACCGGCGTAAATGGTATGCTCCGCTATAACTCCACAACTGGGTTCATTGAAGGCTACACAGCGGCGGGGTGGTCCCCCGTCGCCCAACCACCCACGGCCACTAGTGTTTCACCGACGAGCGTTGCTATTCCAGATACAGCGACGCAGGTATTTACCGTCTCGGGAACAGGTTTTGATACCAATCTAACTCTACAACTCATAGGTGCTGATGGTACCGAATATAGTGTTTTCAATACGACGTATGTGAGTGGACTGGGTGCCACATTCAAAATGGGTGTGCTTGGGGCGACTGGCGGCTATGATGTAGCACAAAGACCTTATAAAGTTAGAATCATAGGTGGTTCAGGTCTCACTACGACCCTTACGACCCCCGTGATTGCTCTCATCCCACCCACAATTACAGGTTTATCACCAACTACTATGGCACTCTCTGCGGTTGCCTCGCAGGTCGTCACTGTTACTGGTACGAATATCTCCCCTGGATCGACGATACAACTCGAAGGTGCCGATGGAACCCTATACAGTGTTTTCGATGCGACCGCACCGAATGCCACCGGGACGCAAGTAACCTTTAAATTGGGGACACTCGGGGCGAGTGGTGGCTTCGACGTCGCCCAACAACCGTATAAAGTTAAAGTATCAGTTTCAGGTATTAGTGTGACCAGTACTGCCGCGATTGGGTTTCCGGTTACATGGACTTCCCCCGCGGCTGGTGCGGTTCTGAGTTTCGATCCTACTACGACCGCGACTCAAACACTTGTGGGTACAGATGGTGGTGGTGGTACCAATAGGACATTCTCTGTAGCACCTTCGAGTGCCGCCATACCATCAGGTCTCACTCTTACTGGGAGTACGGGTGTGATAACAGGTCAAATCACGGGGTCGACGACGAGTGTAACATTCCGATTGACCGATAATACCACTCAAGAGTTCACAGATAGAGCAATCAATATTCAGGCGACCTCAGCTCTCTACACATTCAGTCCAAATCCGTTCACGTTCACGACTGCGGTATATGGGCGGACTGGTCCTACACTCTACCAGTTAACGTCTCTCTACGCCTCGTTCGCCACTCCGCCTGCATGGGCCAGTAATACTAATTATTTCAACATGTCGGGGTTTAATGGAGTACAGGAATGGACTGTTCCTAAAACAACCACCTATTCGATTTCAGCATATGGAGCTGGTTCGCGCGCTGTGAATCAGGGAGGGTACGGTGCTCGAATTAATGGTACTTGTACTCTAACTAAGGGTGAGGTCATTCAGATACTTGTTGGTCAGTCATGTGAGAATGCGACCAACAGTAACGGCCACGGTGGTGCTGGTGGGACATTTGTCGTGAGGACTCCATATAATACCAATGCATCTATCATCGTCATCGCAGGTGGGGGTGGGGGTGGACACACAAACCAGGGCACAAGTACACTTGGCGACGCTAGTTTAGCTACAAATGGTAGAAATGGCAGTCAAGGTGTAGCAGGTGGGACCGCCGGTGCAGCGGGTACAGTTGGGTATGGTGATAACCAGGGTGCGGGTTTCTTCGGAAGCACGCCGACTGCGGGTTCGTTTACCACCGGAGGGTTAGGCGGGTATCGAACCGCTGGTAACCCCATCGGTTACGGTGGTTTCGGGGGAGGGGGGAGGCATGGCACCACCCACGGTGGTGGTGGTGGTGGTTACTCCGGTGGGGGTGGTAGTAACGCCGGCCCCTACGTTGGGGGGGGTGGGGGGTCATATAAGGCTACATTCTTCACGGTCACGAGCGAAGATAACACTGTTCACGACGGTAACGGTTCAGTTACGATTACACAACTTTAAATATCATGTATATAGTATATGTCTGAATTATGCACTGACGGAACTCCTCTACCAACCCCGGAGGAACTTGCAGCCCAGGAAGTCATACAAGAACGTAGGGTCGATGCGATGACGAAACTCCGTTCTGAACGGGACGCATTGTTTCCTTCCACAGATAAGTACGTGATGAGGGATTACCCCATAAACGATGAAACCTTTGAAAAATGGAAACGGTACCGCCAACACCTCCGCGATCTCCCCTGTATGTCTTCACCGGATCTCGATGAAAATGGAAACCTGACAGGTGTTGAGTGGCCCGTCGCCCCAACTTCGTAGAAGTCGTACTCTAATAAAATTTCCTCCAAAGTGCCTCCCACTTTGTAAGAAAAAACACGCCGAGTGGCGAAGCCACTCGTACCAAGTGACTTCATCACTTAAAAAAACCTCCCCAAATAGTAGACATGGCCACGAACGGTGTCCTAAAGTTTCAGGGAACGAACAAAGCTACGTTCGTCGGCGCGACTTCGAACGTTGTCATCGACACGGTAAAGTCGAGTTTTGGGGTCGGGGTCGATGTCGACGGACCCACGTCAAATCTACACGTGGTCGGGAACGCCTACGTTTCAACAGAATTAACGGTGGGTGGAACCGTGACCGCCACAGCGTTCGCTGGCGATGGGTCCGGACTTACGGGTATTTCGACATCACCAACGCTTCAATCGGTCACGGATACCGGGAATGTAACTTCAAACACGATTCAGTTTACGAATGCGACAACGGGGTTTGTCACTACGTCAAATATCGATATGGGGGGTACACTCAATATGGGTGGTCATATACTCCCAAATGCGGATAATACATATGATATCGGTTCCGCCGCATTCAAAATACGGGACATGTACGTTTCCGATAATTCACTTTGGATCGGGGATGAGACAAAAATTTCGTTTACAGGTAATCAACTCAAGTTTAGACGTCGCAATAAGTCGGTCGTACCCAGTGGTCTTACTACACTCGGGGCTGCCCAGGGTAAAAATGCAGCGACAGTTGAAAGCGAAGCGCTCGCGTTATCATCCGGTGTAAGTACGGTCTCGGATATGAAACTCCATCACTGGATGGCTTATGCTAAATCTCTGGATACGACAAAAACGACCGGTGACATATACACAGATTCCGCCGCTGATTATGAAGCTTCAACCGCATCCGAGGCGTTTAAGGAAGTGGGCGACGATATATATTCCCCATACAACGTTTCTATCGGTAAAAGTACCACACCGACATCAGCTCTCGATGTTAATGGGACTGTCACGGCTACGGCATTTGTAGGTACCATGCCAAATTTAGATGCAACAAAAATTACGAGTGGAACATTTGGCACAGCTAGGATTCCAACCCTAAACCAAAACACTACGGGTTCCGCGGCAACCCTCACAACCCCTAGATCTATTGGTGGTGTAAACTTCGATGGGTCTGTGGATATAGTTTTACCTGTGCCTACAACGTTTGGGGCAGCAGCCTTCAGTGGTGATGTCGCCGTAGATACCGATACTCTCTTTGTCGATACGGTGAATGATAGGGTTGGTGTTAATATTGCAACACCTGCTCACACCCTCGATGTTGCCGGGGACATAAACCTCTCGGGAAGTTTGCGTATCGGTGGGGCCGCACAGACATTCGGTGGTGGTGGTGGTGGTGGATCGTCACAATGGACCACCGTGAACTCGACTGAAATCCATTATTCTAGTGGTAATGTCGGTATCGGGACAACTGATCCGGCACATACGTTACACGTCGATGGTAATATTTATGCATCTGGGAACGTTACGGCGTATTCAGATGCACGTAAGAAAACAAATTTACAAATTATAGACAATTCCCTAAATAAAATTGAAAAAATTAACGGATACACCTACGAAAAAGATAATGTCAGATACACCGGTCTCGTCGCACAGGAAGTTCTTTCTATTTTACCCGAAGCGGTCGTCGGTAATGAGGAAGACGGATACGGTCTCGCCTATGGTAATATGGTAGGTATTCTCGTTGAAGCGATTAAGGAATTATCTGGAAAGGTTAAAAGTCTAGAAGAAAAACTATACTCATAATGTATATGGGTGACTTTAATCCTTCATTTCCATCAACAATATCCAATCTAACTGGTTGGTACACTGGAGACAGTGCTGTAATGTCTGGGTCGGCGATGACTGAATGGACAGATCTTTCAGGGAATAATAATCACGTAACTGGATCGGATTTAGCGGGTACTATCCA